AAGAAACCTCTAATCATCATCTGTACTTTGTGAGGGTGTGGTCGTGAGAACGGGCATGCCCGGGCATGTCCTGTTAATCATTAACCAGAATGGACTTTGGACTTAATAAGTTACGTATTAATGGGTGTGTATATAAGTAAGTGTATTTCCGGACTCACTCATTCGACTTCCGGCGGTCGAGGAGCGAAGACGCGAAGCCATGGAGTTCTACAGCATCGTTCTCCGCCTGCCCGGCGACTTTGACTCGGAGGTGCCGGGCCTGCAGGACAGCTTCTACAAGTGGATATCCGGGCCCCGGCGGGAGCTGCCGGAGTGGTCGGACCTGGACCCGGGTCAGATCGAGTCGGCGTATCAGATTCTCGCCGACAAGCTGGTCCGCGAGTTTGCGCAGAAGTGGGCCGCCTTCAGCGAGGACCCGAGGGCGCCGTACTTTGCGCAGCTCGAGAAGGGCCGGGAGAACTTCCACGTGCACGTGCTCGCCTCCTCCAAGAAGGTCGGGTCGTTCGTGGTCGGCCGCTACGTCAGGAAGATGCGCCAGCACCTCGTCGACGTCGTCTTCCGGAAGTGCGAGCCCGTCGACGCCGATTGGCTGCAGGTGCAAAAGAGCGGGAACCACAAGTCCAACGAGATCAAGGACGAGGGCTTTATCCCCGCCTACCTGCTGCCGAAGCGCCAATCGGAGCTGCAGTGGGCGTGGACGAACATAGAAAAGTACGAGCGCGCCACGCTGAGCGTCGCAGAGCGCGCCAGACTCGTCGAGGAGTGGAAGCGGAGCCTCGCCGCCGAGGAATCTGACCCCGCGGAACCCGAACGCCGTCCGCGAAAGTCGACCAAATCCGCGTCAGAATACATGGCGCTCGTCAGGTGGCTCGTGGACAACGGCATCGCGACCGAGCGCGAGTGGATGCGCGAGGACTCGGACGGGTACCTGAGCTACAACGCCACGGGCGCCACGCGCGCCCAGATCAAGGCCGCGCTCGACAACGCGGCCCGCATCATGGTCAACACGAAGACGGCCGCCGACTACCTGGTCGGCAGGAACCCGCCCCTCGACGTGGAGGACAACAGGATCTACCGGCTGTTTCGCATGAACGGCTACGACCCCGCCTACGCGGGCAGCGTGCTGCTCGGCTGGTGCCGCACCGGCTTCGGCAAGCGCAACACCGTCTGGCTCTTCGGGCCGGCCACGACCGGCAAGACGAACCTCGCCGAGGCCATCAGCCACTCGGTGCCCTTCTACGGCTGCGTCAACTGGACCAACGAGAACTTCCCCTTCAACGACTGCGTGGACAAGATGATCATCTGGTGGGAGGAGGGCAAGATGACGTCCAAGGTCGTCGAGAGCGCCAAGGCCATCCTCGGCGGCAGCAAGGTGCGCGTCGACCAGAAGTGCAAGAACTCGCAGCAGATCGAGCCCACGCCCGTCATCATCACCAGCAACACCAACATGTGCGAGGTCGTCGACGGGAACTCGACCACGTTCGAGCACCGGCAGCCGCTCGAGGACAGGATGTTCAAGTTCGAGCTCACCGTCAGGCTGCAGCCCACCTTCGGCAAGATCACCAAGCAGGAGGTGCGCGAGTTCTTTAAGTGGGCGGAGCTCAACGCCGTCGACGTGGAGTACGACTTTCTCGTGCGCAAGATCAACCAATCGGACACTGGGGGCGGGGTTAAGCGCGGGGCAGAGCCTACAAAGGACGAGCCTCCCGCGAAGCGCGTGTTCTTCTACGGCGCGACTTCGGAGGGAGAGGACGTCCGCGAGGGAGCCCCGGGGGAATCTGACTCCGTGAACTTCGCCGAGAGGTACGTGTCAAAATGCTCGAAGCACCTGTCCTGGTCAAATATGCGCTATCCCTGCCGCGCCTGCGAGCGCATGAACGCGGACGTGAACGTCTGCACCCCCCACGGATGCAGAGACTGTCCCGAGTGCTTTCCCCGCCCCGCCCCCGTCCCGATAGCCGAGCACGACCTGTGCCTGGCCCCGATCGAGGACTCTGACTTTTACGTCGGCTGTATCGACGACGTCAATAAAGAGCAATAAAATGATTTACAGCAGTCATGTCGTTTGTCGATCACCCCCCAGACTGGCTCGAGGAGATCGGAGAGGGGCTCTCCGAGTTCATCGGACTAGAGGCGGGACCGCCGAAGCCTAAGCCGGGCTACCAGGACCGCGCGCGCGGCCTCGTCGTCCCCGGCTACAAGTACCTCGGGCCCTTCAACGGACTCGACAGGGGCGAGCCCGTCAACGCGGCCGACGCGGCGGCCAAGAAGCACGACGAGGAGTACGACCGGCTCCTCAAGGCGGGGGACAACCCGTACCTCGCCTACAACCACGCGGACGCCGAGTTCCAGAAGGACCTCAGCGGCGACTCCAGCCTAGCCGGCAACGCCGCGAACGCGCTCTTCCAGGCCAAGAAGAGGGTCCTCGAGCCCTTCGGACTGGTCGAGGGAGAGCCGGAGCCCAAGAAGACGCCTTCCGTCAAGAGGCCGCACGCATCGCCGGACTCGTCGAGCGGCGTCGGGAAGAAGGGCGACCAGCCCGCGCGGAAGAGGCTCGACTTTGGGACGGAGCCCGCGGGTCAAGACGGAGCGGGACGAGCGGCCCAGGCAGCCGGAGATATGGCATCTGCTGAGGTGGCTGCGGGTGGTGGCGGACCAGTGGGCGACGATGCACAAGGTGCCGATGGAGTGGGTAATGCCTCAGGAAATTGGCATTACGATTCCGTTTGGATGGACGGCGCTGTCATCACCAAGTCCACCCGAACCTGGAGCCTGCCCGCCTACAACAACCACCTCTACCGCCAGATCCAGTCCAGCGGCACCGGAGACGGCACGTACTTTGGTTACAGCACGCCTTGGGGATACTTCGATTTCAATCGATTCCACTGCCACTTTTCTCCCAGGGACTGGCAGCGGCTCATCAACAACCACTGGGGCATCCGCCCCAAGCGGCTCCACTTTAAGCTCTTCAACATCCAGGTCAAGGAGGTCACGACGACCGACGGCACCACGACCATCGCCAACAACCTCACCAGCACCATACAGGTCTTTGCGGACACGGAGTACCAGCTCCCGTACGTGCTCGGCAACGCCCACGAGGGCTGCCTGCCGCCGTTCCCGGCGGACGTCTTCATGCTGCCGCAGTACGCGTACCTGACGCTCAACGCCAACCCCACGAACCAGGGCGCGGCCGCGCTCAGCCTGCCGCAGAGCGCCTTCTACTGCCTGGAGTACTTTCCGAGCCAGATGCTGAGGACCGGGAACAACTTCTCGTTCAGCTACGAGTTCGAGAAGCTGCCCTTCCACTCGATGTTCATGCACAGCCAGAGCCTGGACCGGCTCATGAACCCGCTCATCGACCAGTACCTCTGGTACCTCAACGCCACGACCGGCAACAACCTCTCCTTCAACAAGGCCGGCGCCAAGAACTTCCCCGAGTACTTCCGCAACTGGCTGCCCGGGCCCGGCCAGCGCGTGCAGCAGTGGAGCACGATCGGAACCCAGAACAACGCGCAGACCGGCACGTGGGCCAGCGCCAACAAGTGGATCCTCATGGGCAGGTCCAGCAAGATGGCCCCCGGGCTGGCCCAGCCGGTCAGGAACGCCCAGACCGTCACCAACGGCTCGCAGCTCATCTTCAACAACGAGACCATCAAGGGCTCCACCGCGACGGCCTCCACCGTACACTCGGGGCTGCTCGTCACCAACGAGTCGGAGACCGCCCCGACCAACCCCAACTCGGCGACAAAGTGGGGCGTCATGACGGACAACCAGCAGACCACCTCCACTACGCCGACCGTCAGCGACGACCTCGAGGCGCACGTCTTCCCGGGCATGGTCTGGCAGGACCGCGACATCTACCTGCAGGGCCCGATATGGGCCAAGATCCCGGAGACGGACGGCCACTTCCACCCGTCCCCGCTCATGGGCGGCTTCGGGCTCAAGAACCCGCCGCCGCAGATCCTCGTCAAGAACACGCCCGTGCCCGCCGTGCCGCCCACGACCTTCACACCGCAGAAGGTCAACTCCTTCATCACGCAGTACTCCACCGGCCAGGTCACCGTCGAGATCGAGTGGGAGCTGCGCAAGGAGAAGAGCAAGCGCTGGAACCCCGAGATCCAGTACACCTCCAACTTCGAGAACTCGGCCAACGTACAGTTCTCCGTCAACGGCGACGGCGCGTACATCGAGCCGCGACCGATCGGAACCCGGTACCTCACCCACAACCTGTAAATAAATCCCCCAATAAACCGTGTATTCGTTTCAGTTGAACTTTGGTCTCTGCG